GATTTTTCTACTCTCAGTGTTGGGACAAGTCTTGTTCCTTTGCCTGAAGTGTCTAACGGTGGTATTCAACCGTTTACATCTTCTGCCATATTTGACCTTAAAGACGATACAGTCTTTGAGTTTGAGGTTCCCTACATTTGTACTCGCTCCTGGCTTAGCACTTTAGGGAGTTTCGGTGGCGTCACTTTGGGTATTTTGGACACTATTAGGACTACTGGAGAGACTGCATCAGTTATACCATTTTTAGTTGAGGTTTGTGCAATGCCTGATTTTGAGTTTGCTAATTATGTGGGTACCGGCACTATTGCTGCCATGGGTCCCAATTCGAACTCTCAAGTAGCATTGCTTCAGTCTGGTTTGCAGTTGGAGGAGGTGGATGACGCACCTGTGATTCCAATGCCAACTACACAACCTGTTAATTTTAGATTAGAGTCTGGAGGTTCTATGGATGAAATTAGTCCTTTGACTGATAAGGAGCGTGAAGTTTGTAATTATACTATGGGGGAAAAGATTACTAGTCTTAAAGAGATTATGCAAATCCCTTATTATAGCACTTACGTTCAAGCTCCTGGAACAGGGACTAATGTGCAGTGTACTTTGCCAAGCTGGGCTTATTATCCAGATGTTGCTTTAGCAATACCTTATAACAACACTGCTAACTTTGGTTTTGCGAATATACCTGGTTCTCTTATTGCAAACATGTATGCTTATTGCGCTGGCGGTACAACATATCATGTTTTTAGTTCTAACTCGGATGTGCAGATGTTTATTCGTCAGAACCCTATTGATGGTGGCGTGTTAAATGCCGTTCCGTCTGGTACGGTTTCTGATCCTCGGTTTCGGGGTCCATGTGTTCCTATAAGACATTATGCGGCTGGTGGCGCTGTTAATTTTCTACACGCCAAATGTCCATCTTACCAAAAAGTACCTTTAGTCCCTCGAGACAATTTTGGGCTTTTAGGTTCAAATTTTGTCTTTGGTACAGTTGCGACTGCACCAAGTCCATATAAGAACACTGGTTGGATACTTCAGACGGCCAGTGGATCAGCAAGTGCAACGCAGACTCGTTTCACTATTGGCATCTCAGCTTCTGATGATGCTAAGTGTTTTCAATACATTGGACCTCCGCCAGTTCTGCT